ATGCAGTTATTTACCTCAGTTGAGGCCAAAAAAAATGGGGTGTTACCACCCCATTTACTAGTCTAACGATATGTTAAACAGTGGTTGCTGTGGCCACTTGTCCTGCAGCAATTTCGCCTGTGTTCTTGAGACGCAGAGGAATGTAGATGAATTCCACAGATTTCACAGGTTCAATAGCAATGTCAACCCAGAGCTCGTTGGCATCAATTCTGGCAGGTGTGTTGTTGGAATCATCACACACTACCAAGAAGTCATAGATACCACGCTTGGCCACCAGGTCAATACACAAGCTGTTGATAGCATTGGATATTTCGTTTCTGGTGATTTGATCGTTGGGCTCAAACAAGAACTGCTTGCCAATTTCTTCCAATCTGCCACGCATGAATGACACCAGTCGGGCCACGTTGATCCGATCCAGAGCACTAGCAGTACCATAAATGGTCTTGTTGCCAAAGTTGGTAATGCCAACACCAGGAATAAACGTGATTGGATTGATACGGTTCAAGTACTCAATGTCACGTAGGCCTTGATTGTTGCCAATGGTCACAAACTCTCCAGTTTGACTGTTGATGTAACCAATGGTAGCTGCATTATCAATCACGCCGCGACGTGTGCCAGCAGGTGCCAACCATGGATAGCTCACTTCGTCGCTGCGGATAATTGTGCGTACCATCATGTGACTAGGTGCTGTCACAACTGTGCTTCCGCCCAGGTCTGTGGTCTGGCAGCTGGGATAGAACACAGCAGCATAAGGCGTACTGGTAGTCAGGCCATCGCCAGCAAATGTACCAACTCCGCTGTTGTTTGTGGCCCAGGCAACCAGCTCAGTGCCGCTGGCGTCCAGGCGCATGGGAGTGTCGCCGACCACAAAGCAGGTGTTGTTGCGCTCATTGCTGAGAGCAGACATGTTGATAATCAATTCTGGGTATGCAGTACATGCCAAGAGATTGAACACCGCTTGTTCTTCACGAATTGTGATACTGGTATCAATGCCCGACTTGAGTGCTGCCACAACCAATGCACGTTGTGCCAATCGACCCATGTTGGGTGCACCATCTGCTCGATTGCCAGATGCTGTTACCCAAGAATTAGTTACCAGGAGATCCCAATAAGCTGTTTGTGTAGCAGGATTCTGGTTAAGATTGCTGCCTTGAATTGCCACATACAAAACTGCATTATACAACACTGCATCGCCTGCTGCATAGGTAGTACTATTACTCCAGGTGTTGTAGCTGAAATCGGCAGCATTGAAGTAATCAACCTGGAAACTCTTGACATTGAATCCGGAACGACGTGTGTTGAACAACAACATGCCTGTGGGATACAGTGCAGAATCAGGTGCATCAACGTCTAGATAATTGCTGGTCAACAGGCTCACAATTGTGGGCAGGGCACCTGTGATTGGATCCACAGTACCTGTCGGGCTCCAACGAGCATCTGCAAACAAAACACCATTTTCAGTGGTTTGATCAGTGTTGTCGACCAGGACCCATTGATCCACACCTTCAACATTTTGCCAACGTTTGATCACAGGATAAATTTCAAGATTGCTAGTATCAATCCAGAGATCACCATACACCAACGCAGTGGCATCACTTTGTGTGGTAGGTGCTGTGGCAGAGATTTGTGGTCCTGCAGGATCAGTTAGAGAAAGATTGTCGCCACGAACGTCATTGGTTTCGTTTTGATATCCAACCCATCCTGTTCCACTCTGAATCATGATATCAACTTGGCTGGTGGTAGAATAATACCAGTAACGGCCATCAGCTGGGTCTTGATCCGGAGCAGTTGGGCTGGCAGTGTAATCCAGTGCTTGCCATGCACTAAGCAACAGAGTAACTTCGTCGTCTATGACAGAACTACGGCAACCAATGGTGGCAGTGGTAAAACCAGCGTTGCTCAAAGCAGTACCAGCACCCACATTGTCCAGCACAATTACACCGCCGATGCTTTGTGTGAACACAATGGCACCAGTTGAATCCACTGCTGCACTCACACCCGGAACACCAGCAGAACTCACCGCAGTAATAAATGCTGCGGCAGTAGTCCCACTAATGGTAGCAGTCACAGCGGTAGTCAGGCTGGTTGAGTTTGCTACAGATGTTTGAATAGTAAATTGATTACCATTTGTGAATGTGGGTGTGGATGTACTGCCTGTTATTACTGTGGCTCCTTGGGACACACGCTCAAATACCTGCAGAGTGTAGGTGTTGTTGTAGGGATATGCTGCAACTCCGCTGAGTTCTGGATTCACATTGTATTGTGTGTATGTTGTGCCAACAGCAATATTTTTGCCTCCGCCTGTGGGATCCAGTGTTGCATTGGCACTCTGATCATTGGCATATACTGTGGCAGATTGTTGTACAAATGCACCTAGTGCAGTACTGTATTTTTTCACAACCATTGAAGTTCCAAGATTGCTGCTGGTGATCTTGTTCCAGACGCTGCCTGTGGGTCTAGGTTGATCGTCTGTGGTTCTCCAGCGTGGCACAGTGAAGTTGGCACTTTGTTGCAGAGTAGGAGCATAATTGGCAACGTTGGCAGTGATTCCCAGGGTGGTTAGCAGCCCTGCTGTGGAACCTGTTGAGTTAACAACAACAATACCGTCGTCGGCTGTGGAATTGTCAGCTGTGGCACTGGCATTGGCAAATAAACACAGTTTGTTGTCTATGACTGCTGAGTAAACACCAAGGATGTTGGCAGTATTGATAGCTGCACTAAGACCAGCAATATCATTGTTGGGAGAGACAGGAACAGCAACACTTGAACCATTGATCACAATGGTGTTGCTGGCTGTTAAATCCGCTGTCACAGCATTGGCACCTGTCAAGGTTGGCCAGCTCAGTTTCCAGTCATTGGATCCGACCAGGACCCAGGTATTGTACAAGTCTGATAATTCAGTAGCAGTGGTTTGAGTTGTAGCTGCTGCGCCATTTTTGTAATATATAGGATTGGCTGTGTTGGTTGCAACCACAGCGTAATCGCCAATGCTGCCGTAATCTTGAGAAGGAACTCCGCTGGTGAGATCCGACGTGCTGGTAATAACCAAGGGCACTTGATTGCTAAACGCACCAGTGGTCAGGTTCCATTCAAATGTGCCCCAGATGGTGTTGGCAGTGTCTAACCAGAATGTGCCATCATTGGGTTCGCCTGTGGGACGAACCAGGCTGGCGGTGAGCTCAGAAAGATCAATGTCCACACGCTGAACATACGCACGATTGGTAATACCCAAGGCAGAGTAAGCAGCCAACAAACCATATTCGTTGAGCTCGTAACCATTGATTGGTGTACCTGCTGTGGTTTTGTAGAAAAACGGATTGCCAAATGTAGCTGATAGATCACGTTGACTAGTGACCAAATAAACTTTATTTGCGTTGGCAGCCAATGTGCCAGCTGCAACACCTACGCCAGAACCTGAAACTTTGTTTTGCGCCGTGGCGATCAACATGTAAGGTACTGAGTTTGTGGCTGCAGGAATGTAATTTGTTTCGTCAATTACGGTGACTTGAACTCCGGGCGAGGTAAGGGCCATTTATAATTCTCCTAAAATTTTTGATTAATTTGGTTTGTAGTTTTATAAATTAAAAAATACTTTTCCATACAGATATTTATCGGATGTGGCCAAAACCAGTGGTGTTGCGTTGCCCTTTGCAAAGGTTTGCATGATAAATACACCATGAGACCCATATGTGCTGCTTGTAATCAACGCTTGGTAGCAGTGAACTACACTCGCGACAATGTTGTACACTATCGAACCAAATGCGATCACTGCATTAGAAGAAACAAAAAAATAAAGCCGCCTGAGGCCCTGTGGAAGAAGGCAGGCTACAAGAAAAAAGCCACATGCGATAGATGTAGCTTTAGATCACGATATGCTGGTCAGTTACTGGTATGTCACATGGACGGAAACATGCGCAATGTGTCTTTGAACAATTTACGCACAGTTTGTTTGAACTGCATGGAGGAAGTAAAGCGGCTTGATATACCCTGGGTTCCTAATCAACTTCAGGCTGATCGTTGAATTACCAGCTGCTGCACCTGCTCATACAAGTGATCTAGACTGGAATTGTTGTCTAGCACAGCATCAAACTTGGTGCCGGCCCAGGCGTATTCGCTGGCATGAATTTTACTACGTTCCAGTTTGCCTTTGCTGATACTCCAGTTAGAGTTGCCGTCGGGTCCGTGATTCACGCTGACTGCTGCATCATACCACACAGGTTCAGGTCCACGGGTCACACGCACCACAATGCCGCCTGCTGCCTTGATTGACTTGATTTCGTTGGGGAAGCGGCAATCACTGATCACAATGTCGTCTGTGGAGTTACGCAGTTTGTTTTCCAAGCTGGCAATCCAGATATCGTCATGAAACCCTTGACGGCAAACTTCTGTGCCCCAGTATTGCAGCACCCAACGTGGAGTTAGTTTGGGCAGTTTTAAACGTTCTGCCCACCAAGGATCAATTTGATCCCGCCATTCGCGGGCTTGTTTGGTACGGCCTTCCAGCAGTTCTCTGTTCCATCCAAACACATGACTCACAGCGTCCTTGAGTGTGTTGGCAAAACTTTCTCTACGGAATTGATGTATGTTCACAAGATAATCTGCAATGGTATCTTTGCCACTTGAAATAAAGCCCACAAGTCCGATGATCATTTTAGTTCCTTTACGTCCAGATGTTTTAGTGTGGCTTGCAGCATGTCAATTTGACGGCGACAATCCTCTAGTGCATGATGACTGGTAGCAGGACGGGGCAGCTCAGGCCACAAACTAAACACTGTTCTTGAGTCCCTTACCTGAAAATATTTCCAGGGCAAAGGCTTGCAATAACTCTTGTAGGCATGCTCAAGAATGTTCATGTCATATGTGGGACCTTGACTCCAGATCAGTTTTGAGTGCCAGATCAGCTTGGCAATTCGTCTAGTGCCTGGTCCAGAGGAATACGGTCTTGTTCGTTGAACGCTTCTTCGCGGGCATGGTCGGGTTGAGTAGCCCACCATGCAATTGTGCCGTTATCGATGGCACGATTTTCCTGACTTTCTAAAGTGACTCTAGCATAGTAATGTTTGTCGTACCAGCCCGTGCCAAACGGATCAAACGTTTGAGCGGCAATAGTAAGAATGGTTGTGTCCGGTCCTGTTGCCAGGCCTTCAAGGTCAATCATAAGTGAGCTCATGTTGCTATTGTAGCATGATATATTAGTTTATGCAAGCAAAAAAATCTTCAAATAATTGATTTTGAGTCTTATCGCATCGCATACCTTTGACACTATTTGCAACCATTGGCATAACTCTCAAATTGGTCCAATGTCCAATTATATACGGCGGTATATGATCGTGGAACCCTTGTTGTATACTATAGATATGATCTAATGCATTTTCTGATCTTCTTATGCTGTTTGGATTTATTTTGTCAAAATCTTGCTTCCAACTCTCTTTGGTATATCTTTTTACTGCATCATAATAGAATCTACGCAAACTACGTAAATGATATGGGGTTGCACCGTTTTGTATCCTGGCTTGAGATATTTTTTTTCTAGCATCTACTGATTGGCTGCCATTAGCAACTCCGTATTTCTCAAAACATGTTATTGCATTCTTTTGTTTTTGTTGTTCAGTATAGGAATTTTGATCTCGATATTTTCTTCCTTTTTTTGCCGTACTGATATTTGATATTTTGCGTTTTTGATTTATTTCATCAGACCATAAATTTTTAAAGTCGCCGCGAGAATGTTGAAGTTGGGTTTTTGCTGCCCTGCTTGATGTAGTGAGATATCTATTCTCCCACCACTTGACAGGGACATTTTTTACAGGACACAACGGAATTTCATAAACATCATTTAATACATGCCATATCCGTTGTTTTGCTTTTGCTACATCTGGAAGGAATGACGTTTTGTTCACAACCTGTTGCCAAAGGGCAGGATGTGTTTTATACAAATAGCGTGTGGCAGATTTGTTATAGGAAGTATCGTTGTTTATAATCTCAAGAAGTATAGTTTTCATACTTCTATTTATGCTATCCTACAACAAACGTTATTTACCCTATTACAAATGTAATTGGAGAACTTCCATCCACATACAGTTTGAGCTCTTCAATACACTTGTCCATTTGTGCCTGTGCTTCGGCTTTCATTGCTGCACCATTGAGAGTGCCACCGCCGTTCGGTCCGGCGATAGTGCCAAACTTTTCACGGGCTTCACCAATGATCATTTTGCTGGCTGCTACCATGTAGTCCTTGATCCATTGTTGGATCTGGAAGTCGCCCAACAACTGGATTTCGGGCTTGAGATTGTAGGTCCATAACAGGACCACTTCGCCGTAACCGGTTGGGCTGCGGATAAGTTGCAGTTTTTTGGTAACAGGATTCCAGGTGTAGTTTATAAAGCCGCCAAACATTCTAGCTGCCAATTCCACATACTGGGTATAGAAATCGTAGGTGGCCAGGCCGCCTGATTGGTTAAAGTTGATCAGGTACACATTCATCTGTGCCTGACTAAACGGATCAAAATTTGAACCTGTTGGGCCTGAGGCAATGCCAAAGCTGCGTCGGAAAATCTGTCTAACACTCTGCACTTCTTGTGGCAAGGTGTAGATGTTCTGCTGATTTACCAACTGCATAAAGCTGTAGCTTTCTTCGTAGGCATTGTTGGCCCGTTGGCGATAGGTGCCAACAGTTCTTTGATACGCTGCTTCTAGATGAGCAGGATCAAGTTCAAGGTCAATGATTTGATGGCCCAGTTGTAGGCGCACATACTCAAAGAGATTGGTTTTTAGCGTGATTAAATCAATAGATTGTTGTTCGACCATTAGGGGCTCCGTGCCCTATATTTAGTCTTTTACCACGCCTTCAGTATAACCAAGTTCTCAGTTCCACGTCCGTTAAACTGTGTCTCTGTAGTGGTTAGATCTTTGTAGATCTTTCTAGCAGCGGGCTTGCCAGCGGCCTGCATAGCCCGCACAATGTCAGCTGGTTTGCGCACAGTTTTCTGCACACTTTCTGCGGTGCTAAAACCAATGATG